ATGGTGCGAATCCATCCTCTCAGACCAATTTTCTTTCGTTTTTCAAGATTTTTGATTGGTTAACTTATGCGTCGCCCAGTAGCTCAACTGCATAGAGCCGTGGTACTATCCGCGAGGTTGGGAGTTGGAGTCTCCCCTGGGCTTCCCAAGTAGGTAAATTTCAAAAAATATTTTTTCATTAGCTGACAGAGGTCGGCTCTTTCTTATAAGTCATTTATATTTTAATTTGAGTATTAAATCCTCTTGCCTGTGAAGGTAGGAGGCACAAGCCGCATTAGCTCAGTTGGTCAGAGCGGTCTAAGGTACAGACAGGTCGTAGGTTCGAGTCCTGCATGCGGCTCACTTAATTGTGAGTGCCATAAATTACTAGTTTTTGATTATCTTTGGGAGTGAGGGTGTCTATTATCCCTCCTCCCTTTAATATTGACTTCTACTCCATCTCACAATAACCACGTGCAATCACCTCTCCTGCCTTGCGTGGTTGGCTAAACGGAGAGGTTTTATATAGATGAAAGTTAAAAATACAATAAGAATCAGTAAGGAAAACATTAATGCTCTTCAGAAACTGGAATGCGTTGAAAGCATAGAACAGAACGGAAGGGATATTACTGTTCGACTTAAATCGGAATATACGGATGGTAAGCTCGAAGCCCGAAAGGGTGAATATCTCATTCAGTGGGGTAACAAAATGTGGCAGAGATATGGCTCTGAGGCCATCAATCTGCTTTTTAAAAATCCCGGAGCGGAGGCCGGCAAGACATGGGACGCGTAGGTTCAAAGAAGTATTACGCTCCTGACGGGAACGAATACGATTCAAGGGAAGAGTACCTGTACTTGCAGACCATCCTTGATGATCCTGGCATAAGCTGCATACATAGACAGGTAACCATCACGGCCATCAACCCGGTATGGATGCTGAGACCAAAGCAGCTTAAGACCAAGGTCAAGTACGAGAGAAGGTCATTGCTTTACGGTCACAACTATACTGCCGACTTCGTTTACAGGGAAGGCGATAAGATTGTGATATGCGATGTCAAGAGCCTCTACACCTCTAAGCTCAGAGAGTTCTCGATAACTACGAAGGCTGTGGTTGCAAGGCTTATCGCCCACAACAGGAAACGCCACAACGGCGAGTCTGTCGTGATATTCCGAAAGGCTATCAAGGTAAAGAAGAATGAGTGGAAAATCGTTGATTATCCACCGTCAGACTGTACTATTATATAATAAGGTGTAAAATCTAAAAGATATGGTTATCATTTTCAATAGTCTCGTAGCCACAGTAGCTATGTTCGCTGCTGTATCATTCGTAGCACATCTCCTTGGTTGGGATAAGGAAGACGAGTAAGTTTTATTCTAAATATTTTTAAATTATGAACAAAGACAAAATTATCGTCAGTGTAGTAATTGACAAGCAGGCTCTTGTTGACAGATCATTCGACATCTCGAAGAATCTTTCTGAGTTCAATGAAATCAAGAAGGTTATCGACGGCAAAAACCAGTTTACTCGTGATATCGACGAGATTGATGATGAAGGCAAGAGGGAGAATAATACGAACCTTTTCGCCGGCATCGCATTGGACATCATTATCAGTGATAACCCGGAACTGGCAATCACCAAGCGCCTCAATTCGCTTGAGGACAAGAAGAACTCTTTCCTCGCTAGGATGAAAAAGCTCGACGAACTCAAGGAAAAAGTGAAAAACGGAGAGGTGCATGGCGTTGAAGGTATCCGTGAGTTGTTGAAAATAATGGAGGAGGGCGAGTAATGGGTGTAGTGTCAATGTACGGAAACCTGTATGATGTCAAGAAGAACATCATCTGCCACGCTCCTGTCACTTCTTCACATTTCGAACGTATTTTGAAGAAGTACAATTTACTTCCTATGATGAATGGCGTAACAACACCAGCATTGTTCGGAATTCACGCGGACAAGAAATTTAAGCGTGGACGCTGGCGCCGAGTATTAACACATTAATTTGTATAACAATGGCAAAAGAAAAAGCAACTATTTCTGCAACACTAGGTCACGAGTATGAGGACCTGGATGAACGTGAGGACTTCCTCGCCAACAACGCTGACTCCGTTGAGAAAATGGAGTTCATCAAGCGATTCAACTCTGATGAGCTGATGAAGAAGAAGGACCTGTTCGCTCTTCAGTCTGCACGGGCATCTGACATCGAAGAGGAAATCAAGGATTTCCGTGAGCAGAAAAAGGCAGAGCTGAAGCCTATCAAGGAAGAGATCTCTTCTCTCCTTAAGGAAATCAAGCAGAAGGGTAGCATGGTTAACGAGAAGGTTTACAAGTTCGTTGACCGTGAAGCAAAGATGACTGCCTTCTATGATAAGGAGGGTAATCTTGTTTCTTCCCGTCCGGCAACACGTGACGAACTCCCTAGCAATGTATACTCAATTAACCGTGATAAGCAGGCTATGTAGTCTGCTTTCACTTTGTTTTAACTTTTAGACATTTTATAAAATGGACAATGAAAAAATGCAAGTAAATTTTGCTCCTGGGCAGACTTCTGCGGAGCTTGTTATCCGTGAGGTAGGTAACGAGAACCCTTATAAGCTTCCTGCAAAGGAGCCTCTTAATCTTCAGGTAGACGGTGTTATTACCTGTATCTATGCCTTCCTTGAGAAGCGTTGGGGTACAGAGCAGATTGACAAAGAGCATACGCATATCCTGGTTAATCGAGAGAAGCTCGTTGTTACTCTTGTTACAAACGAGAATGATGAGCGCACTACACAGACAATTATCGGCTCTATTCAGCTGTCTCGTCAGTTTACGGGATTTCATATCAATGACGGTCAGTTGTGGAAACCGGTACAGCTTGGTGACTTTTTCCGACTCAACCGTTCTTTCTTCGAGACGAAGGAGAAGAACATGGAACTCGTCAATCTCCTCAAGAGCTTCTCGGCGAAGGTTCAGACAACAATCAAGAAGGAATACAGCGACAATGGTTCCGTGACTGACAACTATGAGAAGGCTGTAGACTCTAATCTTCCTCCATCGTTCACTATCAATATTCCTATTTTCAAGGGCGCAGAGCCTGAGAAGCTTTCAATCGAGACTATCGCTCACGTCGAAGGCAACATGGCATTACTGACGCTTATCTCTGCTGATGCAGAATGTATCATCGAAGAATCCCGCGACAAGATCATCAATACGGAGCTTGATAAGATTCGTAAGCTCTGTCCTGAGATTCCTATTATGGAAGTGTAATGACAGAAATGGATAACAGAATAGCAAAAATGCCCGCCAAGATGGCCTTTGCTGTACTTGACTTGCGTAAGGTGCATGCGTGCATCATGGAACTTCCACGAAGCAAGTCGGTACAGCTGGCCCGAAAGGCGGCATACCTCAACTACATTGAAGGTGAGGGTAGAAAACTCGGTAAGGTTCCACTTCATTATGAACGCCTTAATGAAAAGGGCGAAAGCGTGACGGTGGAAACTTACTTCAGATATTTAGATAGAATACATTAATCATTCCCGGTATGGCAAACAGTAGATTCGCTCTCCACTATAAGAGGAGTTGTCACGATTGTATCTTCCTTCAGATTTGTACTGATCCTAACGCAAGCTACAATGGAGATTACGTTTGCAAAGACTGGGAATGGAAGTATCAGTGATTAATTTTAAACAAAAAAAATAATGGAAAATGAAAATCCAGGATACGAGGTCATGCAGGTTAACCATGACCAGAGTATCATTCAGGTGGATGCTGTAGAACGAGCTAACGTCGATTCTCAGGTTGCTACAGCAAAGCAGTATCCTAGAGACCTTGCAAGAAGTGTAAACAACTCAATCGCTATGGCTACAATGGACTATGCGACCGCACAGAGCTGTGGTTATGCTCTTCCACGTGGCGGCAAGCCTATCACTGGCCCGAGCGTTCATCTTGCCAAGCTTCTTGTTTCAAATTGGGGAAATATGAGAGCGGAAGCAAAGGTTGTTCAGATCACGGACAAGCAAGTTATCAGTCGTGGCACTTGTTGGGATTTGGAGAACAATGTAGCTACAGCATTTGAGGTGCGTCGCTCTATTGTCGGTAAGGGTGGAAAGCGCTTCACTGATGATATGATTACAGTTACCGGTAATGCTGCAAATTCTATCGCTTATCGTAATGCGGTATTCTCTGTCATTCCAAAGGCAATTACCGATAAGGTATATCAAGCTGCTCAACACTTCATTACGGGTGATTTGTCCGATGAAGAGAAGCTTGTTGCAAGACGCAAGAAGTGCATCGATTTCTTCAAGGATGAGTATGGTATCACCGAACAGGAGGTTGTGATGCTCTGTGGTAAGCAGACGGTCAATCAGATTAAGGCAGATCAAATTGCACTGCTTCTCGGTATTACTCAGTCTCTCACTGATGGTGACACAACAGTCGACGAACTGATGAAGCCGTACCGAAAGGAAGAGAACAAGAAGAGTATTACCGCTATGGCCGCTGATGCTGCAAAGACTGACGCAGCAAAGAAGGAGGACAAGAAATGATTACTGATGGCATAGAACAGCGTTCGATTTCGTGGTTCCGTAGTCGCGTCGGTTTTTTGACAGGTTCTAAAATCGCCGACATCATGAAGTCAGGTCGCAAGAAAGATGAGGCTTTCTCAGATACGGCCAAATCATATCTTTATCAGGTTGCAGGCGAACGTCTTTTTAACAAAGACTTCTTGAATGACGACGGAATCTTTCAAGATTATATCGACCAAGTATCTGTAAACACCAAGGCAATGCAGTGGGGTGCTGATCAGGAGGATGCTGCCAAGGCTCTCTACATGCAGATGAACTTCCCTGAAGGTGAGATTACTGAGCTTTCTTCCTGCAAACACGATACAATCCCTTACTTCGCGGCTTCTCCTGACGGAGCAATCTATGGTCGTGACGGCGAAGACCTCAAAATCATCGAGGTCAAATGCCCGAACATAAATACTTATATGAAATACCGAACTCTCATCCACGATGCCGCATCGCTCAAAGAAACCGAGCCGAAGTACTACTGGCAGATGATGGCTGAGATGAGCTGTACCGGCGCCAAAGGTGGAATATTCATCGTATATTGTCCTTGGCTGTCAAAGCCTATTCACTGGGCTGAGATAGACAGAGTAGAGGATGATATCAAGCTGATGGAAGACAGAGTAATACTCGCAAACGATTTTATTAACGAAATCATAAATAATTAAATGGCAGACATAACAGGAAAAATTATAGCGGTGTTGCCGACAAAAAGCGGAACATCTGCTAGGGGAACACAATGGAGTTCACAAACTGCGGTCATCGAAACACACGAGCAGTACCCTAAGAGGGTTGCTTTTGATGTACTTGGTGACAAGATCACAGAGTTTAACTTGCAGGTTGGTGAGGAAGTGACAGTATCATTTGACATCAACGCGCGTGAGTTTAATGGAAAATGGTGGAACTCAGTGAATGCTTGGCAGGTCGTTCGCCAGGGCGGTCAGCAGGCTCCTGTACAGGGTGGCTACAGTACAAATCCTCAGGCAG